TTATCGGCCGCATCTTTAGCTAACCTATCTTTGGCCGCTTTATCGGCAGCTTCTTTGGCCGCTTTATCGGCCGCATCTTTAGCTAACCTATCTTTGGCTGCCTTTTCGGTAGCATCTTTGGCTGCTTTATCGGCCGCATCTTTAGCTAACCTATCTTTGGCTGCCTTTTCGGTAGCATCTTTGGCTGCTTTATCGGCCGCATCTTTGGCGGGTGCAGGAGCCGGTCTTGGTGCTGGAGCAGGTGCTGGAGCAGGCGCTGGTGCTGGAGCAGGTGCTGGAGCAGGTGCAGGAGCCGGTCTTGGTGCCGGTGCCGTTGGAACTCCAGTGCCCTCTTGTGCCTGTCGTTTCTTGGCTTCTTTAGCCATGTCTTTCATGGCTTTACGTTGTTTTTTTATTGCATCCCTGAATACATTCATCACTTCTTTGTGATTATCTTCTTTCATGTATTCATTCATTTCATTATATGAATCGAATGTATCTTGTTCCTCTAAGTCCTTTTCCCTGGAATCTTGCATAAAGGACACAATTTTTTCTAATATTTCGGTGGCCTTTCCAGATCGACCACCACCCATACCTGAATTGAACTTCTCATAGTAGTTTGGGCGATGACTTCCAGTTTCATATTGTTTCTTGCCGGTGAAGTATCGAATGTCTTGTTTACTTCTACCCATTAGGCGACCAACGATTGCAGGTGCTAGATTACTACCGCCAGTGAGGAACTTGGCGATATTCATTGGATCGAATCTCTCTTTCATGGCCATGGATTTGGCCATTGACCTATCTGACATAGTTCCACGGAGAGATGAGACAATACCCTGACCAGAGGTCAGTCTATCGGTCATTAAATTTGCGAAGCCTTTTTTTCTTATTCTGGCGGCATCGTAGTAGTTCATCTAATCTTTCTCTCGTTTATCTTCTGTTTAATCTTCTGGTTTTCTTCCTCAATATATTGTATAAGCATACCGACATATACATCACGTTCCCACGGTATCATATTCTCAAGTTCCGTGAGACTGTATTTGTGATGTTGCATTAATGAGAAATTAGTTTTATAGTAATTTCTCAAGTTATCATGACCAAATGTTAGCCGAAAAAACTTTCCAGTCCTTCAACGTCAAGAGTGTGTTCAAAGCCGCAACGTGAACACTTCATTTCAATTTTCTTTTCAATCTTCGGAAGATTTGCAAAGAAGTCTTCAATCTTGGAGAACTGCTGTTGATTCAGAGACTCAATGAATTCAACAATTTCTTTTGTTTCAACTTCTTTTGCATAATAAAACTGATCACCATCATAGATGTATTCAACAGACTCAGCAATCATTTCAAATGCGATATCAGAAACGCTTGTTAGATTGGATAATTTACCCAATATAGAAAACTCTGGATATTTTAGTTTAATCGAAATTGTTTCATTGAGTTGTATAACATCATTACCCTCTACAACACCTGAGACTTTAATGTCCAGTAAGTTCAGTGAAGTTTCCATGATGTTACCGCAAACTTTTTCATCAACTGTGTTATCACAACGGTATTTGTTTTCGACAACTTCACCGACAGACCTCGCACGGAGTTGCAAAAAGTAAAATTCAATATCGATAACAGGAAGTTTCTCGATATCAATACCCTCTGTAACTGTACAGTTGTTTAGAACCTGTTTTACATTTTGTTCAATTGATTCTCTTTCTCCAGATTCCATTGCCATCAGAAGATTCTTTTGCTCTTTCACAAGGAAAGGACGAAAGCGAATCTTCTTTTTTGATAATGGTAACTCCAAGTCATAAATCGGTGTGTCGATTTTTGGTAAAGCCATAATTTATATCTCCATTTTAAGGTGTAAGTCTATCTTCAAATTGTTGTCGTGTTTCAAACGGCTGTTGAACTAAGTCTCTACCTAGTAAAGACTCGGTTTGTATCTGCGAAGGAAATAATGAATTCGCAATAGTAGTTTCCAACAATTCCATTCCAAGTGCTTCAAGAGAATTATTTCTCCAGCTTGTGTATGCAAATGTTACAGTAAGTTTGTGGTGTCCATCTGACGACCAATCTAAGTCAAGTTGATTCACTGCAATTGGAAATGTATCGAGCATTGTAATAGAATATGACAGTTCATTCTTTACATCATATTGATTCACTGTGAGTGGAACTGCATAGTCTGCTTTGTATTTTAGGTTGTAGTTGATTGTTGGATTGATCCAGTTTAACCATGCATCAAAGAATTTCTTTTCCGCCATATCATCACCAACAATAAAGGTCAAGCTGATATCACTGTATGTTGTTTGATATGGAAACTTCTCCTCAACACCGTAAATTTTCATTGATGTTGTGGAGATTGAACGTCCAGGGAGTTCTGCATTTTCACAACGCATACTCAGTGTTCTTCCGATTTCTCTGTATGGTAGAAGACCAATTGGGATTGGAATGTTTACGTCAAACCTACTTGGTCTTGCTAAGTCTGTATTAAAACTTGCTTTAAAATCTGCTATTGAGCCTGCCATTAGTATACCCTACTTTGTGCTTTGGCAACCGATTCAGCATATACTTTAGAAATCGGTGCGCCTTTGAAAACGGCAGTGGGAAGAAAGAGTGCAGTCTCCCACTCTGGTGGTTGAATCGTCAGAATTTTAGATTTAATCTGACTATTCAGATAACGCTTCAAACACGGCCTAAACTCTTTGAAATTCTTCGATGCAGTTAGAATATCATAGGTTATACGAAGGCGTTTAGGTTCATCATTTTCATTTGTAATAGCAAAATTCATGAGTTTGTCCATGAACACAGCACGATACCTTGGAGGTAAATAATGCATGTTCAGACCTATGAATCCTTCAGCATCACGTTTAAGTGGTATCACCAAAGGAAATATGTCATAATACGGTAAATCACCCTTTGTTATTGGGTCGTAGAAGAAGTGGTAAAGACCACCCATCTGAAATTGACCAGTCTGTCTAGACTTTTCTTTGGCTATTTCTTTTGCCAATTTGATTGGAGATTTAAGGTCCCTCATCTGGTTTTGTAACCATGTGACAGACTTTCTGGACAAGAATTCTTGTTCCAGAGCCGTTCTTTGTTGTGTAAGTTGTGTAAGTGTTGAAGCCATCCAGTATTTATACTAGAACTGGTAGGCTATTAAGTCATATCCGTCAATGAAAGTTTTATAACCAGACTGTTCTAGTTTCCAACGCATCCACACTGCTTTTGTATAAGTGATGTGTGCAATCTCAATCTTTAGCAATTCTGCTGTAAATCCATTCTCAAGTAACTGAAAGAATATCTCATAGTCATATCCTTCTGTATCAACCTGAATAAAGTCAAAATGGCTGCCATATTTTTCATACAGTTTTGAGATGGTGATACCTCTGACTTCCTGTTCGACCATGTGGGAAACAATATCTTGGATATGTGTCTTTGGTACCATCGTTGAACAGCCTTCAGCCCAATCAGGAACATCTTCGGTTCCAATCAATTCTGACGGGACTCTATGAATTGTGACGATTTCGGAGTTAGCAATAGCGGAGTTTTCAAACTTTAAGCCATCTTTGAGTGTGTAATTTTCAACCAACTTTTCAAACATGTCTGGTAGAGGTTCAACTAAAACGCCAGTCCAATCGTAACTCATTACATACGGATACAAATCATCATGCTTCACACCGTCCATGGCACCAATCTGTAGAAAACGCACTTTGCAATCTTTGATTCTATTGTATTGATTTAGAATCTCTTTGAACGTCTTGGGTTGTGTTGGTTGCGTCTTGGTGAGCCACTCCAACTCTCTCCGTTCATCATTTTTTGTATACCAACCACTACCCTTAGACAAATTAATAATTGATTCGAAATACTCTTTGTACATTGAACCAATCTTTTTAAAATTATAGTTCTTCTCAGCCCATTCACGACATGCTTGTGGTGAGATAGTATCAATGTTCTTTGCCGCCCAAACAAACTGTTCAAACGTGCGGCAACGGAAGCCTGTAACTCCGTGTTGCACTGTTTCTGTGAATGCACCCCAATCGACTGTGATGACAGGTGTTCCAGAAAGCATAGCCTCGATTGCTACGTAACCAAACGGCTCATTGTAGATTGTTGGGCAGAATAGACCTTTAGCGCCAGCCATAAGTTTCTTACGTTTCTCTACGTCTGCATAACCAACATATTCAACGTGAGCAGGCCATGTATCACCAAGATTACAGTCATTCGGACCAAAACTGGTGCCAGCCAAGACCAACTTTACACCAAGTTGTTCACACACTTGAGCCGCAATGTCAACACCTTTTGACCAGACCATGCGACCACACATCAAGAAATAATCTTCTTTCTTTTCTGTAAATTCAAACTCAGTCAAGTCGAAGCCTGATGGAATTGCAACATCATAGAACTTATATTCAGCGGTTGCAACTTTGTCCGGACCTTGGAGACCATGCATCACCGCATATGATTCGTATACTTTGTATGGTGCGAATGAGGACGGATAACCGATAGAAGGTTCAACACAAATCAAATCTGAGTGTGCATCACAAACTGGTTTCTGCGCCAGCCCAAAGAAACATAGAATAATATCGTGCGGCTGTTTGCGTTTCTCAATCTCTACGATACAATTGTCATTAAACGTTTTGAAAACTTCATCTTCTTGATTGTATTTCAGGCCTTGATTCTTCCAGTCATATATACCGTAAACCTTCTCATTCAATGCACGTGTTGTGACGGTGACATGTTCATCACAGATAACATCGGAATCATCACGTCCATAATGAATGACATGCATTCCCATGTCTTTGTACATTTTACAAAAGTTAATCACTTTTTGAGTAAACGCACAAACCGTATACTCTTTTGTCGATGCCGTATGTGGAACCGACAACACATGTAATCTAATCATTTTAATCCTAAATCATACTCTGTTAATACTTTGAAAGCCCATCCACGGTCCAGACAGAACTCGGTTGCGGCTTTCCATTTTGCTTCATTGATACCCCAAGTGACCACTTCTTGGATGTATTGTTTCGTGACTTTCTTCTTTTTCTCAGGCGGTTTAGTCTGTTTTGCTGGTTTTACTTCGATAATCATCACTCGGATTGTATCATCTTTTTGCTTAACTTTCACGTAAAAATCAGGAAAATAACGGTGAACACGGTTATCTACCGGAGATTTATATGGTATAGAGAACTCCTCAGAACCCCATTCGATAATGGTATCATTCGAGTCGAGCCAGTTCATCACTCGGCACTCCCATGTCGAACGATAAATGATATTTTTTGGGTCTCCACGATACTTTTGTGGGTTCCGAGGTGTAAATCTTCCACTGTATGCCATATAAATATGTATATTACCTTTCTAAAATAACAAAAAAACCATGCCAATATCTATCCCAACCTCAATAGCAGGTATTTCAGTACCAGGTATCATCAACGGTCCTCTTCAGTTGCTGTATGGAAATAAGTATGAATTTGGAACATATAGATATCCAAGAAATTTGGGCACAGATCCAACAAGAAGTCACGTAATTAGATTTAGAAGCATGAAGCCGGATCCAAATGCTCCGCCAGCAACAGCATCAAAAGCCGTTGGTATATTACAGTCTTCCGCAAACGGCAATTTTACGGGAGCTTTTCAACAGGGAAAAGATGCAATTAATGAATTGGTTGCGTCCGATGTTCAAAGGATACAACATGCAACGATTTCATTGTACATTCCGGATACAGTGAATGTACAATATTCGACAAATTATAGCACTGAAACTCAACTTACTTCAACGTTGGGTAGACCATTTTTTCTTGCACAAGCGGGTACATCATTGGTAGATTTAGTTAAGAATAGAGGGGATTCTGTTGAGAAGTTTGGAAATAATGTAGCTAACGATCCATATTTAAGGGCTGAGGCCGCAAGACGTTTAGGTGAAAAATTTGGTCTGGAGGGAAATTTACAGCCGCTTGCGCTAAGAGCATTGGGTCAAGCATTTAATCCGCAGTTACAAGTTTTATTTCAACAAGTAAATTTCAGGTCTTTTCAATTTGACTTCTTGTTTACTCCTTACAGTAAAGAAGAAACAGAAACAGTAAATAAAATCATCAAGACATTTAAATTTGCGGCCGCACCTGAAATCAAAAGAGGTTCTTTCGGTTTTGCGGAATCTTTATTTGTTGATGTTCCTTATCCTTTCGACATAGAGTTCTTATACAAAGGAAAAGCAAACCCATACGTACACAAAATAGGTCGTAGTGTTTTAGAAAATATATCAGTAGATTATGGGCCAAACGGATGGGCAACATTTAATGACGGCTCACCTGTGCAAATAAGAATGACTCTACAATTCACAGAAACTGTCATTGTCGATAAAAATAGAATTGGGGAAGGTTTCTAATGTATTATTTCGACATATTACCTAAAATAGTTACTCCGGACCAAAATGGTTATCCAATATTGATGACCAATCTTTTGGCTAGAGCCGCACTGGTTCAGGAATTGATAAACAATCCAATGCAATTTTATGAATATGCAATACAGGAGGGTGATACACCAGAAATCGTTGCAGACAAATATTATGGCGATCCATTTAAATATTGGATAGTTTTATTCTCAAATCAAATTTTAGATCCAATTTGGGAATGGCCAATGCCATACGCTTCTTTCTTGAAATATTTAGATTTAAAATATGCTACCGAAGCGGCCGATGCTGGCCAAACTCCGTTCGAATATACGAACACAACAGTTTATGAATATAAAAAAATCATAACAACAACTGAAATTTACACTGGAACAGAAACAATAAAAGAAGTTTCAATAACACAAAGTGATTATAATACACTTTCAGAATCTACAGTAACATATGATATACCGTACCCTCCAGTTGCAAACGGAACACAATGTATTGTATCAACAACAAAAAATATTGTAACAATATATGATTATGAAGAAGATTTGAATGAATCTAAAAGACAAATAAAATTGTTGAATGAATTTTACGTTAGTGAAATGGAAGAACAACTTAAACTTCTAATGAGAGTTGAATAATGAATAAAATTGAAGTTGCTGGTGGATCGTCTATTATTGCTTCTAAGCCACAGGAAACTGTGCAAACTGCTGGTTTAGTTTTAGCCGACCAGTTCAGTCTTGATGAAATATATTTGATTACATCATCCGGTAAAACAAATCTTAAAAACATGTTCCTAGAAGTATCTTTTTATGAAGATATTTTTAAAGGTGTATTGAGTGGTAATGTTTTAATTACAGATTCGATTAGTATGATTGATAGACTTGCAATGACGGGATTCGATTATTTAAAACTTAAATTTAAAAAGTCCACAAAAGTATCAGAACAATTTGTGACTGAAAAATATTTTAGAATTTACAGAGTGTCTGAAAGAATCTTGAACAATAATTCAACAGAAACATACACATTACATTTTTGTTCAGAAGAACTTTTACTTTCGGAACAAACTAAAATAAGTAAATCATATTCTGGAAAAAAAATCTCAGACATGATTTATGACATACTTTCTAATAAATTGAAAATTGATAAAAAATATATTAGAATGCAGGAGACTGATGGGCTATATGATTTTGTAATACCATATAAGAAACCAATTGAGGCTATAAATTGGCTTGCAAGTTATGCAAAACCTGTCGGTAAAGACGGTGCAGATTTTCTATTCTTTGAAAATTCAGAAGGTTTTAATTTTTATTCATTGCAAAATTTATTTACACAAAATGCATACACAAGATATGCATATATTCCTAGAAATTTAGGCAAATTACAAAACACAGGAGAACTCGGCAGAGATATCGTTGGTATTAAATCATACGTTTTCTTAGATACATTTGATAGTTTATATGGTACTGTAACCGGTGCATTTGCTAATAGAGTAATTACTATCGATCCGTTGACAAGAACCCATAGAGACACAGTATTTGATTACTTAAAGTATTTTAACAAATCTAAAAATTTAAATAATAGTCCAATAATACCACAACTTAAAAATAGGTTAGGCAAAACCGCAAATGAAAATTATGATGCGGTTTTAAAGGTATTGACTTCAAATGCCAATCAAAAGAAGTCAATAGGTATCAGTGATGAACCTTGGAATGTGGCAAATGATGTAAGAGTGGAAAATTATGTGCCAAATCGAACAGCACAA